CCATCAGAAGCCCCGAGAAGAGAGCCAGATGGTGCCGACGCCAGACCGCCGATCTTCGCGGCTGTCAGGGAAGCCGTCGTCGTCTTCGTCATAGATGAAGGAGAGCCGATTCCAGCCAATGCCGTAGAGCTTGCCGTATTGATTTGCAAGCTCGAGCCACTTGCCTTCCCCGGCTGACATGTGGAAATCCACAAAGATCAGCTCGAGCGTTTTGAACATGTGGATCTCGCGGAAACTCGCCGGGCTCATCACGAGGTAAGGCCGGTTCCCTTCGCTGATCAGGCGGTTCTCAATCTCTGCCCAAGCCTCGTCGATATAGTCTTGATAGCTCGTCATTGAAGACGGGCGCAGATCCCCAAGATCGGAATGCCTGCGGGTGAGGTCAGAATCACTGATCACTGGATAGAGCCGCCGGCGCACCAGGCCAGCATCATTCCTGAATGTGTGCGTCACCCCGTCCGGCATGACCAGCGCCCACTCGACCAGCCAGCCCGCGCCCAGGGTCTCACCCGAGATCGTGCCGGATGCGACGGTGTACTGTGCGACAGAGCCGGTGATGGTGACGGCAGCCCCGTCCACAATCGCGGTCTGGTTCTCGTTGAAGATCGTGACTGTGCCAGATGAAGGCGCGACCTTGGCGCCCTCGCGCTTCACCACGCACTTGACCAGGTTGGCCCGGCCCTGCTCCATCCACTCAGGCGTAAGGAAGATCCCCGAATATAGGGTGTCAGTGCTGGCCATGGATCACCCCTTCTTTTTTCTGTCAGCGCGGATCGCTGCCTTTGTGGCCTCGATCCTTGCTTGCTTCGCCACCGCAGAGCCACCCGCGTCAAAGGCGCGGCGGGTGATCTCCTCGATGGCTTTGCGTGGTGGTGTCTTTTCAGGCATTGGCGTCGGGCTTCTTCTTCCGGGTTGGCTTCTTCCGGGTTGGCTTCTTCATCTTCTCGAGCTTGGCCGTATCAGCAGCCGTGCGCGCCTTGGCAGCCGGATCGAGCTTGTTGGCATTCCTCGAGATCCGCTGCTCTTGCTGGGCGACCATGGCAGTCTTGATGTCTTCGTCCAGTGGCTCAATGAGGCCACTGTCCACCAGGCGGAAAAGGAATTCCTTGTATGCGTCAAGGTCGGGCTTAAGAATGACTTGCCCGCCCACTTGCTTGATGGTGACCCACTTCTCGATGTGAACCGGGCCGCCAGTGCCGTCATACACTTGCACGTACTCCTCTCCGACGGTGTCAGGATCGAGGATCGTCCATCCAGATTGGCGGGCGTTTTCACGCGCGTTCGCCTCGTTGAGATTGTGGCCAACGCCACCGATCCCGGGCTCCAGTTTCATCTTGGAAAGTATTGGGCACCAATCACCGTCAATGATGCCCCACCGCGTGGGGTGAGCCTTGAAGATGAAACTTGGCGACGGCGGCAGGTTGATCCGCTTTGATTTCGACTTGCGCCTGGTGACCTGTCGGCCTTTGATCGCGCCTGTGTCGGTATCAGCTGGGTTGAATGCCATTTGGTTGCTCCCTTTGTGGCGATTGTTGAGGGTGAAAAGGGCGAACCCCGGGAGGCCCGCAGGGAGCAGGTATAGCTAAGCTCCCCGGGGCCGCCCCGGAAATTCGATCAGGCGTCAGTGATGATGGAAACGCCGCGTCCATCTTCAACGATGGCCACGCCCAGGAATCCATTACCGACCACTGTGGTCATAGCACCGGCGGCATCCCGCTCGAACTCGACCACCACCGGAGTACCGGCAGGCAGAACCAGGCCGCCCGCACCGCGTACCGCAGTCAGCGAGCCTGTGGCATAGCCCACGGCGCCAGCACCGAACATTCCACCAGCGCGATCAGCGCCAGCGTTTGCGGTCGGAACATGCGAGCTTGCGAAGATGTCAACACCGTTGAAGGAGCCGGCAAAGCCAGGTCCCTTGATGGCGAGCATTTCCGCAGTAGCTGGCACGTATTGGACGGCGCCAGCTTCAGCCCGGAGGCTGGACTGGAAGTCCGTCAGCTGCACCGGATGCAGGATCGCCAGGTACGGGCCCGTGACGCTGGACTGCGTCAAGGCGAACTGCGCGTCATACCAATCAGCTACCACCATATCGACGCCAGAAGATCCGGCCGTCGCGGTGAAGTCATCAGTAATCTGGCAGATCATCTCGGTGAACCGCATGTCATAGGATCCGACCATCGAGGCGGCAAGCCTGTCAGTGTCGAGGCCCACGCTATCGGTGATGTTCGCCAGGTCAGAGATCTGGTACTGGAGAGCCTGGCGCGCGATGGTGATCGACGGGCTGGCATCGGTGAGAGCAGTGTTTGACGTGCTGGCGTTTTCAGCAACGGCGGCCATTCGGTCGTAGCCGTCAAGGCCTGCCTGGGGCACCTCAAGAACAGTGGAGCCGCGGCCCGACAGATCGCCATAATTGACGATGGCAGGTTGCCCACGAAGGGAACCGCGATCAGCAAGAAGGAGAGCGATCTCCTGGTGGAGGACGGCAGCCAGGCGAAGGTCGCCCAAGCCAGAGTAATAGATTTCGTTTGCCATGGGGGCACCCGTGGATTGGTTGGTTGTTCACACAACTCACCGTTTTTCCGCGGTTACGGGTGCGACCCGAGGCGAGCAAATCAGAAAATGTCAAGGCCAGTCTAAGTGCTTTTGTCGTGCCAGGTCAAGAGATAGTCCTAATACCGCAAAATCGCCATAAAGGCCCCTGGGTGCCCGCTGGCTGGCTCCCCGTCTATTACCGCTATACTACCACTCCAGTCCTCCCAGGAAGGATCGGCAGGTTCAACCTGGATTATCGCCGGGTTTCGGCAAGTCGCCAGGATTTGCACAATTAGGATTATCGCGCGTTCTTAGGCTGATTTCGCAGACGCCTTGATGGCGGCCCGTGCCTCCCGGTACTCCTCGACGCTCATCCGTGCGATAGCCTCCGGCGTGTACGCGCCAGGAGCCGCGGTGTGCGGGATCGCTCCGCGATCTGTCTGCGGTGCTGGCTGCGGTGCTGGCTGATGTGGCGGGGTTCCAACCCCGTTGGATTCCTCCGGGGCCTTGGGTGCAGCTGGCTGCGGCAGAAGTGCGGAGGCCGCCCGCGGCAATTTCTCCGGGTCTGCCAACCACTCAGCCACCGTGATTCCTTCGGGGGCGCGGCGGTCAAACACCGCGAGAAGATCCGCGGCATCGTCAACGTCTGTGATCCCTGCACCCATGACAGCGAGCGCGCGGGCATGTGAGTCAGACTGGCCTTTCAGCTTTTCTTGCAGTTCTGCGATCTGACCCTGGAGCGCGTCGGAATCTGTCGCGGTTGCGGTAGCAGTCTCCGCAGCTGTCAGGGCTTCTGCCAGTTCCTTCTTGAACTGGCGGCGCTCCGAATAGATCTCATCAAAGCGACTCTTTGGCACCGCGTCAGCGATGTCCTTTTCACAATGTGGACATGAATAGGCCATGTTCAAGCTCCCTGTCTGTTGAGGAATGGAATAGCGGTGCGTGCGGCGTCAATCGCTTGTAGGTCGGCGCGCGCCTGGTCATCGGAAAGCCCTGGGTTCAACTGCTGATAAGCCGCGACACGGTCGATCAGTCCAGCCTCGAGCAGTTCCAAAACATGCTTGCGGCGGGCCTCAAGCTCTTGCGGGCTCAACGGGATCTGCTGATAAAGCACTGAATAGCCCGACTCAGGAAGCGTGGTTCCGTGATGCCGGTTCAGCATCGCAGCGGTCAACCCGACCAGGTGGGCATCAGCCTCGCGGAACTGGGGCGCGAATTTTCGCTGCGCGTGTCGCTTGCCCTCGTTGGTCAAGGCGATGGCATAGCCACTGCGGGCAGTGCCGCCAAGCCGCTGGATGTCCGATGGCGACACCCCGGCATCCTGCGCCAGGCGATTAGCGAAGGCAGAGATCGCCCGCTCGAGGCTTTCGAGATCGGTGGCCTGGCTCCACTGGCCGACCATCGGCTGGCCCGTCTCCGCGGCTGAGTCGGCGTTGGATTCAAGGATGATGACAGTAGCGGGATCGGTGGTGACTTCAGTGCGGCGTCCATTGTCGGCATCGACAGCCGAAAGGCCCGCCGGCACAAGGTTCGCCAAGTACCGCTGGGGCCAGGATGCATCCCGCAGGCAATGAAACCAGAAGGACCAGGCAACCGCCAGGTTGAGCGATCCCTCCACGACCTCCATGCCATCCCAGGGATCCCAGAGCCGATCTCCGCTTCGCTGCGCGTGGTACAGGACATAGGGCAAATAGGGCGATCCGTCCGCGTAGCGGTACGGATAGGCATCGCCTGAAAACGTCCCGCCCAAAGTGGAGGCCGTGATGTCTCTGCCCAGCCGGCCCTTGTCATCCACATGCACGGCATAGACGGGCGCGGATGGGTTGCGGATGTCCAGCCAATCCCAGCACCAGGTCGCCTTGCCTTCAACGTTCCTGAGTCTCAGTTCACGGATCGAATCGGCCTGGTCGGGGGATTCTGACTTGGCGGTGGCCACCACTTTGTCAGGGGATACCGGGCGATACCTAAGCCCGGCTGCATCAACTGTGCAGCGGAGCAGGTGTTCCCGGCATCCAATCACCCGGGACTGGAACCACTGCATAATTGACCACAAGCCCGAATTGGCAAGCGTACCCTGGGCGCCCAAGAACTCTGTGATCGCTGGATCCTTCTCGAGGTCGTGCCGGATAGTGGGCGGCGCATCGTACAGGACGGCAAGCTCACGGGAGATCACCCGGAACGGGTTGGAACTGAGATCAAGCTCCCCGTGGGCCTGGCTGCGAACGCTGCCCATATGCTGGATGTATCGCTCCTTCAGATCGTTGTTCCAATTGCCCTCGAGAAGGCGCCGCCTGAGTCGGGTGTGCTCCCATCGCTGAGCCTCGAACGGGTCAGGCGGGGTGGGCATCTGCGGAGTGGTGGTGGTGAGCTTGGGCATTTGAAGACCTCAATACAGTTGGATGCGCACAGGAGCGCGGAATTTGTCATGGATGATGGACAAAATTGCGTACCTCATGGCATCAATTGCGTGCTTGAATTCCGAATCTGAAAAATCCCAATGATTGATAGATCGGATCGTGGCTTTGCACCGCGATCTGATGATGAAGTTGTCGCGCTCCATGATCTCATGGAGTAGGTTTGAGCCATGGTACACGGACCATCGAGGCTTCCAAGCGGGCTTGATTCGGAACGGTAGCCGGCCTGGCTTGTGGTTGAGGCACGACTCAAAGCCCTGCATTAATCGAAGGTTTGACATCCGCCCACCACTCCGCTTCCCGCCATAGGCTCGATCCCCCACCCACTTGTCGACGTGGTTGTGGGTCATCCCGTTCCGGGTGAGCATCTGGAGGATCCCGCGTGCGTGGGCTTCTCCGCTCGCAGCCCCGGCGATGTATTCATCAAGAATGTATGCCTTCGGGTATTTGTCATTCTTGTCAACCGCCACGAGACAGGCCACTTGGCTCCCTGCGTCCGCGCCGTGGTCAATCCCAACCCCGATCTCGTATGGCTTCGATCCGGCTGCCAGGTCAGGCAAGGGCCCATCGTGGATCATGGATTCTGTGAAGGCCTCAAAGACCTTGCCCTCTGTGCTGCCCTCCCAAGCTCCCTCGAGACGCTGCGCGCGATCAATGGGCAGATATGAACGCGAAATGGTATCGATCTGCTCCTGGGTCACCATCGCCCGACCGCCTATGGGCGTGGTGTTCTCCACAGTCAGCGCGGCCTGGTGATCGGAAACCACCCCATCGTCCACCAGCTTCCGCAGCCATTCCACGGGCGCGCCAACCGGCGTCATTGTCAGGCCGATGACGCCGCCTTTTCTCAGAACTCGTGCCTGCAATTCACCCCAGACATTAGGCGGGGGGGGTTCGTCAATGAAAACCGCGTTTAAGGTTGCAGATGCCAGGCCGAGCGATCCCTGGTTGGTCGTCTTAATTCTGACCAGGCTGCCGTTCTTGTAGCGCACCACAGGAACCTTGCCGCGGAAGCCCTTGCCCGGCACATACTCCGTGTCTGGGTGAAGGTCTGCCTTTGGCGCAAGCTCCCAGAACTTCTGCTGGACGCTGACTGACTGTTCCCAGGAATGGCAGATGATCCAGATCTCCACGGGAGGAATGTGGGTCGTCAGGTATGGGTGGGTGCCCGTGCATCGCCAATGGACCTCCGCGCAAGTGGCCATGGTCTTGCCGATCTGGTTGCCTCCCCGCAGGAGCTTGACCGATGCTGAGTCTGATAGCCAGGCGAGTTGAGGCGGGGTCGGTCGCCAGAACTGGAGCGGGTCGCGCTCTGAGCGATCCCGCAATTCAGTGGCTGCCCGTGCCAACGCGGCAAGGCTCATTTGTGTCCCTGGGCTGCGGCATCGTCCCGCAGTTCTTCCAGCACGGCAGCCCAACGGGACAGCCAGGTCACCGCATCCGCGCGATCCTGCTCGTGCTTGCCGTGGAACTGTTGCCGGACCACATGAGAGGACGCCTGCAACAAGGCCAGGCGAAGATCAGCGGGGCTCATTTCTTACCCGACACTGCCATCTTCACGACTTGACCAGAGGCAAGCCCGTCGAGGGTGTCGCGCAGAGAATCCCGCAGGGACGGCGGCAGCTGAACCACGGCATTCGTGATCGTCTTCAGTAGTTCGCCATCGGTCATCATGTCAACGGGATCGACCTCGCGAGCCGGGGCGCGCTCCACCAGGTCAAGCTCGAGCCGGTGGAGGCTGGTCACTGCGGTGGCCTTTCCAGACTTGCGATAGTCGCGGATGTCTGCGCGGACCTCTGCGAGCTTGAGTGCGTAGTAATCCCGGGGCTCGAGGTCCAGCACTTGCTGGCCCGATCTGATCAAAGTCTCGTGACGCTTGACCGGCATGGGCGGGCCTCCTGTTCAGTTGTTCAGTATGCCCTGGGCGGGTGGAGTGCAATAGTACTGTACAACTG